CTTTAGGTTTATCAGCTTCAAAACTATCTCTCAGGATTGTTTCAATTTGTGCTGACTTAGATCCAGTTTTGCCATACATGTTTTGTCGGCTCTCCAATTTGTCCTTGAATGATGAATTGGATTCAACCTTTTTCATATCATCCTTAATTGCAGTTTTATCTGTCGCTTTCAAAAGAGCAATTGACCTTCCATAGCTGCTGGTAATCACATCCTCTAAATAAAACCGAGCCATATGTTTGGGATATTCGCTTTGCAATCCCCTAGCAACATTCATAACCGCCGGATTGGTGTCATTTGCATCCCTAAATGCTCCAGTCTGAACAACAAATAATTCATCAATGCGATTGCCATTGTTATCAGTAAATATGTGATGTTCTTGTTTAATTATGCGTAAAGATCCCATAGGATAATTACTTTGAAACCATTTATTAAGAGTAGCCACATCCTCATAATCCTCGAGATTAAATGCCATCAGCTACTCCAAACTCTTGGTCATAATGGTCGTGCAATTCTTTGTAGATGACTGCATAACCAATAATGTCTTTAACACTATCTTGGTGATTTGCAGTTTCGGCAAGTCTGCTGACCTTAACGAGCAATTGCATGATGCTAACCTGCATTGGCGATATGTAATCTCCATAGTAAGCAGACCACAATTCTGAGATTCGCTCGTGATTGCTTTGACTGCTTCCGTAAACCGATCCTCTAGCTGAGAGGATTGTTGCGATCTCATCCAAAAACTCAGTTCTGCTTGTCATAATCAAAAACCTCATCTGACTGTGTTTTGATGTTGGTCATTCGGCGATGCATATTCCAGCCATCAGCCCGACCCTTCCAATAACCATTCTGGAATGCGGTATCTCGGATTTCATAAATAATCCATGCAGCAAATGTCAAACCGACAATTGCCCACATGATTACAAAACCCATATCTCTTGCTTCTAGCCATGCGTTCATGTTGCTCCCTTACATATCCACAGCTTTTGTGGATGCATAAAGTATGACCTAGATCAAGGACAGGCGGTTAATTACTTTCGGCGTGTTTTATAACGATTAGATAACGCCAATATCTTCAACATCATCGATATGGTCATCAATCGTGCGGTCGATATAGTCTGTTTCACGCCCCATAAGACTTTCCGAGAGCTGTAAAACTGCCATCTTTGTTTATTGGGATCATCTGCACATTCATATTCTTGCCATCCCAGTCCATAATGACTATGCCCATTTGCCAGTTAGCCAAACCTTTTGTATAAGAGGCTTTTGCTCTGTTCATAAGGTTGCCTGTTTCAACCCCATAAAGGGGTCTATAAGCCCCATAGAGCCCCTCTGAGTAGGCTGACATACCTAGTCTATGGGTATGACCACAAACCACGCTCTTACCAGCCTTCTTGGCTAGATTAAGCGCAGTCTGTCCAGCGTTGGGATTCATGTTTCCTTCATCGCCATGAGCCAAGATCCAGCCTTTTTCAAATTCAAAGAATGTCTTATGGAATGTAATGCCCATAGATTCAAAATCCATAAACTTGGCATACTGCAATTCGGGAAGTGAAATCATTCCCGGAACTTTTAGTAAAGTGTTATATAGGCGATCAGTATGATTACTACGGATAATATGAGCCTCTCGGCTGTGCTCTGTGAGAGCCCAAAGAATCTCTTGAGTAGCTGTGCGGTCATCATCCAAAGTTTGTTGATAAGCCAAAGGTGTTTTCTCAGCCCAACGGCTAATGGTTTGAAAGTCGATCTCATCGCCAACGCATAGAACGCTGTCAAATCTTTCACGCTTTGCCAGTTTAATAACATTCTTGACGGCTGTTTCATGATGGTAAGGAATTTGCAAATCACTTATTACTAAGTATCGCTTAATCGTCATCCTCATCGTCAGTTGGATCTATGGAAGGAATAATCCCTCCATCGCCTACGATCCAATCAGGGAAAGTCTTATGCTCGGTCATCAGCCAAAATGCGTGCTCAGGTGTGAATCCTGCTTTACGAGCTGCTTTATAACATTCATGCAATGCGGTGTAATGCTGATCGATCTTTGTTAATGGTTCAGGAGATTGGCGAACGATACGCTTATTGATCTTTTTGCGTTTGATAGGTTTGCGTGTGTTCGCCATGACAAAAATTATCGCTTACTGATTAAGACAAACAGATCATCGACACGCTGTTCTAATCTTGTAATTTGATCTTTGATTGAACTTCCAGAATTGGGCTTCAATTCTTGTAAGTAGGATTTAATAACCCAGCGCAGACCCAGCAACAAACTTGTTGATATGGCGCATACGCCAACGGCGATACCAACCCATTCGTTTGCTGTCATTTCGCATTGATTCCATAATCAGCTTCTTTGCCGGACTTTGGGTCTAATGCTTTTGCAATAGGTGCAACTAACGCACCAGCCAAGATTGCAAACTCTGGTCTGATGTCAGCCACAATTGCCAATACAACAGTTATACCGGAAGCAGCCACAGCTCTTAAATAAGACTTAATTGCAGCCTTGTGTTTGTTTGATAGTTTCATGCATTGCCTCCTAGTAGTGGGATGTTAAAGAACTCTCCTGATTGTTTTGGATGAAATGAAATATGAATATGCTTGGTGTGAGGGTTGATGCCTTTGTATCTACGCCAACGCCAATTCAATAGTTTGCTGGCAATATGATGATTGTGAATTACATATTTGATCCGCTTATCTGTTTTGCCAGCAATTCGGATTTGATCGGCAAGGTAAGCAGATATGCCTTCGGCTTGACCTAAATCAGCTGTAATGTCAATGGCACAAACTTCACCCGAAGGCAAAGCGTTGTGATCCGAAACTTTAGATCTCATTTGATGTTGTGCTGAAGCGATCCAACCATCCGATTTTCTAGATCTATCGGGAAAGCAATCATCAATTTGCTCCCGTAATTGAACAGCTGCTTTAGATAAGTAAGGCTTCATTACAAGCCTAGAGCCGACAAATCCTCAACAGTTAAACCAAGTGCTGCAAGTTTAGCCTGAGCTGATAATTTGGCAGCAACTTGTGCTGCATCTTGCTCAGCCTTCCAAACATCATATTGAGCAAAACCTGCTTCAAATTGTTTTTTGGTAATTGGCTCACAACCAATAAATTGAATTCCTTTATATTCATCACCTGAAATATACCAACCGCCATTAGGTAATAACATACTTAGAACTTCGCCACCAGTTGCCATAATTATGCTCCAATTTCCATTAAAATTATTGTGCTCATTTGATTACTTGATTGAACTGCTACCGCAGCATTATTGCCATCATTTGCAAATTGAGTTTTGTAAGTGGTTGCAGATGTTGTGCTTGGAGAATCTAAATAACTAAAAGATTGAAGCCCTCTATTAATCAAAGCGCTGTTTGTGTATAACAAATATTGATTAATAAAAACCTCAGTAGCACCTCTCATTAATCTCAAAGCAATAGTATTACCAGCATTGCCTGCAGTTTTTTCACAATGCTGAGTAACTATAACTAATACTTTGCTTGTTGCTGCACTTGGTGTAATTGAAGCGGATAAGTTTGTGTCAGCCATAGTTGTTGTTGAGTTTGAGGCGTTTGTTGTAGTTGTTCCTTGCACAACCTGTAATACTTTTCCACCGCCGGCAGCAGGAGTTGCCCATTTAAGACCAGTTGCTTCTGCACTATCGGCAGTCAATACTGTTCCATTTGCACCTACTGCTAATCTTGAAAATGTATCTGCGCCAGTTCCGCCAATTAAATCACCCTTAGCATCAATTGCTGTTGCCATTGAATTTGTAATTGTTACTGATCCAGATGTTCCTCCACCACTAATTCCAGTTCCAGCAGCAACTTCAGTTATATCACCAACATCATTTGCAACCCATGCTGGCACTCCTGCAACAACGGATAAGATTTGTCCAGTCGTTCCAATTGCAAGTCTTGTGTTTGTGTTTGCCGTTGATGAACGATATTCAATATCGCCAAGAGTTGTTGATGGGTTTAATGCTTTTGTGGTTGTATCAACAGATGAACCAAGCGTGCGAATAGCAGCTGCGCCATCCTTAACCAGCGCGGTGTCGTCTGGTGTAGTCCAGCCATAATTGGTAGTGGTTGCCATATTGTCCTTTATCTCAGGCTACGATTGTAGCGTATTCCCATGTCAAAGTATTGCTTAAAGTGTTCCATGCCTCTGTAATTGGTGTTGTATTCCAACGCATCGCCACTTGGCTAAACTCAACAGGCGAAACATTGATTGTCAAAAATAGTTCATTAAATCTTGTGCTCCATGACCAACCCTCAACATAACCCTCAAACTCGCCATTGGATATTTGAGTTGGCAGGTTTTTGATATTGACTGGCATTCCCATAAATACACCCAGCAAATCATCGCGATCAGCGTTGTCGATTTCAGGGTTAGTTATTGGAAAGGTTATGGATTGAAATGATGGTCTTGGATAAGCTCTTTGATCAATATACCGATCAGCGATAGCCTGAGCATCTACAGCTCCATGAATCCTAGAATTGATAGTTTCGGCTTTATAGCCATATAGGGCAATTGATGCGGCATCGCTGGCTGTTTTTTGTGATCCATAATTATTGCCATAATTAATATAAATATCATTTCTAACATCTGCTGAACGCATAACAGTTGAAAGGCCACCACCTAAAGCATGACCAGCATCTAATTCAACATAACCATTTGTTAAAAGATAGTTTTGTCTGTGGTCAGCATCTGCATATCCAATATCGCCGTTGTTTTCCTCATAAATATATCCAAAGGCTGAATTGGCAATATCTGAAACAATGTTGTAAATCGTGTCGGTCGTATTTGGTTGATGCTGCATTGTGTAAAGGCCTGGCTGATCTATTTCGCCTAATCCTAAATTAACTGCATTTGCCCAAGTTTCTGTTGC